CGTAGCTGCTGCGTCTCCCGTAGCCCAGACCGCTACGCATACGCTGGGTCCTGCGAGCGGGACCGCCAACGTAGCTGCGGCTACGGCTACGGCGCTCTCTGCGGATCATACGGCAGGAGCAGCCGCAGCTACAGCCAACGTAGCTGCGGCTACGGCTACAGCCCAGACCGCCAGCGTAACGCTGGGAGCCAGGACAGCTACGGCTAACCTGGCAGCTACGAGCGCTGTAGCGCAGACCGCCTCCGTTACGCTCGTCCTAGACGCTACAGCCAACGTAGCTGCGGCTACGGCTACGGCGCTAACCGCGGACACTACGCAGGGTAGCGGACAGACAGCTACAGCCAACGTAGCTGCGGCTACGGCTACAGCCCAGACCGCCTCTGCTACACTGGGAGCAGCCAGCGCTACGGCTAACCTGGCGCAGACGAGCGCAGTAGCGCAGACCGCCAGCGTAACGCTGGGAGCCAGGACAGCTACGGCTAACCTGGCGCAGACGAGCGCTACCGCTCTCTCCGCCTCCGTCTCTGGGACGCTCTCTGCTACAGCCAACGTAGCTGCGGCTACGGCAGAGGCTAGGACCGCCTCTGGGACGCTGGGAGCAGCCGTAGGGACCGCTAACGTAGCTGCGGGTACTGCGGTAGCCCTACAAGCAGGGACGAGCGTAGGAGCGGCTACCGCCAGCGCTAACGTAGCTGCTGCCAGCGCCGTAGCTCTACAGGCTAGCGGTACCCTGGCAGCCGCGGACGTAGCAGGTACGATCCTACTAGAGACGAGCTACGTAGGGACCATAGCCCAGACGGAGCAGACCGTAGGGACCATAGCGCAGACAGACGGGTACGTAGGGACCATAGAGCTAGAGGACGGCCTAATATGAGTACGGATAACGAGTACTGGGTAGGCGCTCCGCTGCGGCTACAGATAACCTGCCGTAACGCTGCTGGGGACCTGGCGGACCCAGACACGATAACGCTACGGGTAAAGGACCCTAGCGGTAATGCGGCTAGCTATAACAAGGCGCAGCTAACCAAAGCCAGTACGGGTATCTACTACACAGACGAGGATATAGACGAGTCTGGGCGCTGGTACTGGGACGTAGAGACTACTGGGGACCCAGCCGTAACCGCCTCTACGTACTTTACCGCCAGGACCAGACCTATAGACGCCTAGCGGTACTGGCGCTCTATCTGGTACACTTACCGCGGACGAGACGGACCTAATACAGGGAGGTAACGAGAATGGCTAAGCGGATCGTACTACTACTGCTGGCGGTAATGCTGGTAACGAGCCTGGCTGCCTGCGTAGACCGGACGGTAGAGCTAGGTACTACTAACCTAGACGACCTAACGCTAGAGGGAGCGCTAGTAGCTGGGACGAGCGTAACCGCTGGGACTACGGTAAGCGCTGCGGACCTGGCGGCTACGGACGATCTAACCGTAGCGGACGATCTAACCGTAAGCGGCAGTACTAACGCAGCCGTAGGGCAGGAGAACGTAGGGACCGTTACCAGCTATGTAACGGCTACGGTAGCCTACGATAGCAGCGGCGCTGTCTTTACTGTTACAGACGGGGAGATATGGCTAGTACAGGACATAGAGGTAGAGGTAACGGCTAACTGGGACTGTACGGGAGACGATTGTACCCTAACGCTGGGAGACGGAAACGACGCAGACGGGCTATGCGTCCTGGCGGACGCTAACCTACAGGCTGCGGCTACAGAGGGTACAGGCTGGCCAGCAGGCTTTACCTGTAAGGTAGCGGCTACCAGAGGCGTATATATGGACGAGGTAGCAGCCTTTAGGTACGCTCCGTCTGGCGCAGACGAGACACTAGACATTACAGTAGGCGGGACTAGCCCAGCAGCAGGGACGGCTACGGTACACTTGTACTACATGCGTCTACAGTAATGTACGTAGCTGCTGCTCGTAGCCTGGCGCTCTCTACGCTCTGGGCTACTCGCAGGCTCCCTGTACTGAGTCCTCCGCTAACCGCGGAGCGCTTTAGACCTGCGGACCTAGAGGGACATAGGCTGGCGTACCTCGTACTACATGGTCTACCAGAGCAGCCGTACCTATACGGGGACCAGTACGTAACCGCCATAACCGCAGAGCAGATACGAGCAGCCAGGCTAGACGGGCAGATAGTCTACCTGGCTGCCTGCTTTGGGCTGGGTCCCGTCTCGTCTGCGTTCCTGGCTGCGGGAGCGGCTGCGGTAATGGCGGACGAGGACGCTAACTATGCTGGGCTGCTCCGTCCGCAGGGAGCTAATGCGCTGGGAGGCAGGGTAGTACGCTACCTGCGCCAGGGAGAGACAGCGGGAGACAGCCTGTACTACGCCAGCCAGGACTACATAGCTGCTGGGTCTGGCTACGATCCGCGGAGGCTGGCGCTCGTACAGTCTATGCGCTGCGTAGGAGACAGGGACGCCAGGCTAACCGCTACCGCTTGACAGCCGCGGGACGCTATGGTAGGCTGTAGAACGTCCGTTCGACGTTAGGACCCGCAGGCTGGTAGGGAGTATGGGCGCTGCCTACTCGTCTGCGGTAAGGACCGCTAGCATAATGGTTAATGCATCCGGCTCATAACCGGCAGATTCTAGGTTCGAGTCCTAGGCGGTCCACAGACCCGCGTAGCTCAACGGCAGAGCGGTAGCCTTACATGCTACAGGCTGTAGGTTCGACTCCTACCGCGGGTACTGGGAGAGTAGCTGTACCTCCGTATACGCTTGGCTAGCAGACGGGACGTACCCGCGGCTACTCTCCCTCTCCGCGGCTATGGCGGAATTGGCAGACGCGCAGCGCTTAGGACGCTGTAGGGTAATACCCTGTGTAGGTTCGACTCCTACTAGCCGCATAATGCTAGACCCTTGCCAGGCTGTAGCAGCTAGGGTATACTCCTAGCAGTAGCGCACAGCTACGGACGGGGACCAGAGCAGCTAGACTGCCCAGACCCTCTGCGGTCTGGGCTATCTGCGTTAAAGGGAGCTAACATGCCAGAAGATACCCAAAGCGCAGAGGACTACCAGGGACAGCTACGGGCTACGATCCTCGCAGAGAGGCGAGAGGACCCAGACACAGGAGAGACGCTAGACGCGGGAGCGCCTACGCAGGCGGAGCTACGGACCATTAACCGGCGCTTTGCTAGGCGCTCTCTTAGCGCAGAGGACGTATACGTACTGCCCGTCTATATGTCTGGGACTGGGCTAGACTCGCATGGTACGCACCAGGACCTAACCAGCCTCCGTAACTATAAGCGGGACGTAACGCAGACAGACGCAGTACCTATGCTGGCGCATCATGGCGGACTGCTAGGCGGGCAGCTAGACCCTATAGGGCGCTGGTTTGCGGCTGCGGTACAGAAGCTAGAGCAGCCCGCGGGAGGCGCCCTAGAATGGAACGAGCGCCAGGAGCGCTACCTACTGCTGGTAGACGAGCAGGGACAGAGAGCGCTACTGGGCAAACACTTTAAGGACAAGGGCTACGCTCTACACGAGACAGGCTACATGCTCCGCGGGACCAGCCCTAACGGACAGCCAGTAGAGGACCTTATACGCAGGGTAGACGGCGGGACGCAGAGGGACACTAGCATAGGCTTTACCCTTAATCCTGCTGTAGCGCCAGGAGCGCATTACCTCTGCGATATATGCGGGCTAGACCTGTTTGATAGACGCTGCGCCCATATACCGCTACTCCGCTACCAGGACCCGTATAACTCAGAGCAGACGGTACTAGGGACAGCAGCAGTAGTAGGAGCCAGGCAGGTAGAGGGTAGCCTAGTCTGGCGCGGTAGCTACCCTGGCGCTTTCGTAGCTAGGGCTGCTCGTCTCTACGCAGAGGGACAGGTAGCCCAGCAGGACGTAGCGCTACTAGAGCATTACTACGGCGCTAGGATCGTAGGCAGCGGCTACATAAGCATACCCAAGGGAGCGGAGGCTATGGCAGACGAGCGCACAGAGGACCAGGAGCAGCCAGAGGCGGAGGCTGCGGAGGGAGAGCGGCAGGACGAGCAGCCCGCGGCTGCGGACGCTGGTAGCCTGCTAGAGAGAGCGCAGGAGCCAGAGGCGGAGCCTGCGGAGGACGAGGTAGAGGACGAGCGGGTAGAGACGCTAGAGCGGGACCTAGCAGCCGCAGAGGAAGCGGAGCAGGCGCTACGAGAGCAGATAAGCGCTACTCTGCGCTCTACTGGCCTAGAGGCTCCCAACGATCCGCAGGACGCGGTACGCATGCTGGGAGTCCTGGCGGCAGAGGGTATGCATAGCCGCAGCCAGCTAGTAGAGGCATGCGTACAGGAGCGGGTACGAGCAGACGGCGCTACCTCGTTTGACGGGGACGCATACCGCCAGCGCCTCTCCCGCCTGCCTATCGCAGAGCTAGAGGACGAGCTACGGGACCAGGCGGGAGCCAGCGGTAGCGCATGGACGCTAGCCAGGCAGACCGCTACAGAGATACGCCAACGGGCAGCAGAGGAAGCGGGAGACGGCCAGCCGCAGGAGCGGCAGCTAACCGCAGCGGAGCTATTTAGCCTCCGCGGAGCCTAGAGGTATAGAGACAAGCAGGACACTACTAACCAGGGAGGTTACAAGTAATGGCTAATCCTAGGGACGCTCTAAGCCTACTGGGGATACGTCCGCTGCGGGTAACGCTAACCATAGACAACAGTACCATAACGGCTAGCGACACAGAGGACGGAGGGAGCGCACAGGTAGGTCTAGCGGTCAAGCTATCCGCAGACAATACGGTAGCGCTCGTACAAGCAGACGACCAGGTACTAGGGCAGCTAATCTCTGTCAACGTGGCAAGCGGGGACCTGCGCTGCTCCGTACAGGTCGGAGGCTTTATAAGCTTCCTAAAGGGCACTAACTATAGCGGCGCTGTAGGCGGCAAGATAGTAGGAGACGTACTGGTAGCCGCAGAGGGATACGTAAAGCATCTAGCGGCGGCTAGCGCTGGCAGCGCAGCGGAGATAAACGCTCTGGCTGCGGCGCAGGGAGTTATCTACGACGACAGCGATACGGATGAGGTAGTAGTCTGGATGGGCTAGACCCGCAGCGCAGACGAGGTACCTAACTAACCAGGGAGGTTACGAGCATGGCTAACGCTATAAACGCTGCCAGTCTAGCCAGTAAGTACGGCATAGATAGCCAGGCAGCCAGGGAGATAGTAGACACAGCGTACGCGCAAGGGCTAGCGGACGGGAGCCTATACGGTAGCCCGCGGTCCCAGACCAGGGACGCTACACAGGAGCTACGTAAGGGCAAGGATATGTACCTAGCTGCGTACCAGCAGGGACTATCTCTGTCCGCGTACCTAGAGGACATAGACCCTACGCAGCCAGGAGACAAGCTAGACGCATACCAGCGCCAGCTAGGAGCGCTAGGCGTCAAGACGCAGAGCAGCAGGGACTATGGCATAATCGCCAGCACGATAGAGGACCTGTATAACGCTAGGGACGGCGCAGGCGCTACTATGGTCCCAGAGTTTCTACGGCGCTCCTGGCGGCTGGGCGCTCGCTACGGCGCACGCGCTACGCAGGCGCTCCGCTTCTACGCTTCTAATAATCCCGTATCAGACGTACTAGAGCCAGACTTTCTAGATAACGCTATACGGGCTACCGCTCTACGGCCTAGCATTCTGGACCAGCTAATAGCCATAGAGGTAGGTATAGACTCTGATACCTACAAGGCGTTCTACCTCACAGAGGACGCAGCTAGCGAGCGCATGGTACGAGTAGAGCAGGGAGCGGATATACCTAGCGTAACGCTCACTGGCGGGGACCATAGCATAACGCTAAAGAAGTACGGACGTAAGATAGAGTTTCCGTACGAGGTTACGCGGCGCTGGCGGCTAGACTTTGTACGCTTCCATATCGCACGCATGGCAGCTAGGGCGCAGCTAGACAAGGAACAAGCAGCCGTAGACGTTATCATAAACGGAGACGGTAACTCTGGTACCGGCTGCGATAGCTGGGAGATAGAGACGGACCTAGGCGGTACGGCAGACCAGATAGACCTTAAGCCGTTGCTGCGGGCTGCTAGTAAGTTTGAGGCAGCCCAGTATATGCCTACCATAGCCCTAGGCGACGAGGAAACGTACGCGGAGTACCTAACCGTAGACGCGGGTACGGCTAACCTGCTAACTTTCCTGGCGCTGGGTAGCGCTCTACAGAGCCAGGGAGGGACGCCAGAGCTACCGCCTCTGCCTCCCATCTATAACCGCTCCTATATGGGCAGTAAGGAGCTACTACTAGTAGACGGGACGCAGAGCCTAGGACGGGTCTACGAGAACGGCGCAGACATACAGGAGACGGCGCGCATGATAGAGCGCCAGACAGACGTTATCGTAATGACAGAGACAGAGGGATACTGGGTAGTAGACCAGAACGGGGCGCACCACGTAGACTGGTCCACGTAAACCGAAACGGTACGCGGGACGGGACCGCGGGAGCCTGCCGTAACGAGCCGCGGCAGGCTCCCTGCTGTATAAGGGAGGTAGTACCTATGGCAGAGCAGTACGTAACCGTACGAGTAACCGCTAAGGCTGGGCGCTCCTGCGTAGCATGCGAAAAGGACCCGCGGCATCCTGGCGGAGAGGCAAAGGTAAAGGGAGTAGGTACAGAGCATACGGTAGGAGAGACGCCTAACGTAGTACAGGGTATCCGTAATGGTATGCTGGCTATCGTTTCTACCTCGTACGAGGGAGAGGCAGCGGACCTGCCCATACCGCAGGGTATCTGGCGCTCTGCTGGCCTAGAGCCTGTAGAGGGAGCAGAGACACTAGGGGACCTGCCTACGGCTATCCTAGAGCGCATGGCAGGCGCAGGCGCTCGTAGCAAGGTACAGCGGGAGTTTATAGCCGCTGCGGAGGACGAGGTACTAGCCAGGTACGAGGCGGAGGACGGGCAGGACGAGGACGCAGAGACGGACGAGGACACAGAGACAGACGAGCAGGACTAGTCCTAAGCAGGAGCGCAGGCTATGGCATTTACCGCGGCTATCCTAACGGAGCCAGAGGACTACAGCGCTATACGGGACCTGCTAGGCGTAGACTCTACGGACCTGCCTAACGATACGGTAGACCTGCTCCCGTACCTGCCTGCGGCAGAGTCTATCGTAAAGGCTCGTATAGCCACGTACGCTACGATCCTAGGGACAGAGAACGATACGAGCTATAACCTGCGAGCAGGTACGCAGCTAGTCTGCGCTGCTCGTCTGGCGGTCCTGCGGTACGTACCTCGTACGGGAGACGAGCTACTACGAGAGCAGGTACTAACGGAGTCCTGGCAATACCGTACGGGTCCTGACTGGCAGGCGCTAGCAGACCAGTACGCCAAGGAAGCTAACAAGCTACTGGTACGGGTAGAGACTGGCGGAGACTACGGGAGCGCTCCTATCGTCTCTCCTGGCGTAGCCGCGGGACCTACCCAGTACCGCAGGTCTACTACGCTGGCGTCTAACCTACAGACGGGGACGCCTAGGAGCGTATCAGAATGGCTAAGCCAGGTCTACGCTCCCGTAGTAGACCCGTACGAGCCTAGGGAGAGGCTAACCTAATGCCGTTTTACCAGGGTATGCGGACGGGTAAGCACGAGAGAAAGTACGGAGATAACGCAGCCGTAGGGACTACTCTAGAGACGGTCTGGGCTGCGGGAGCGCTCATACCGTACGCTACGAGCGCTGGCGCTAGCAGTATCGTTAGCGGGTCTGGGGACGATGATAAGGACGCGGGTACGGGAGCCAGGACCGTACAGGTCTGGGGAGTAGGAGCAGCCGCGGACGGGTACCCAGAGCTAACGGAGGTAGCGGAGCTAGAGGGACAGACGCCAGTAGACCTAGATAACGAGTACCTGCGGATAAACCGCCTGCGGGTCCTGACAGCAGGCAGCGGAGGTACTAACGCAGGCGCTATCTCCGCCAAGATAGGTAGCGATACGGTAGCCTACATAGCAGTAGGGGATAATAGTACGATGCAATTAGCGTACTGTGTCCCTGCTCCTACGATCCTGCGAGCGGATACAAACGAGATACTACTAACGCACATAACGTTAACGCCAGCCAGCCTAAAGGTAGTAACCGCGGAGCTATGGGTACGTCCGCCTGGCGGGACGCTGGCGCTACGAGATAGGTACGAGGTAGACAGCCAGCTAGTACTACCCATAGTCCCAGCCATAGAGCTAGAGACGGGGACAGACATAGAGATACGGGCTAAGGTAGACAGCGGAGAGGGTAGAGTATCTGGCTCGTTTGGGATTGTATGGGTATAGACTATGCCTAGAGGCAGACCAGCAGAGCGCCTGGCAGTACGGCTAGATACGTCTGTAGTGTTTGTGGCAGAGGACGGGACGGAGCTAGACGCGCAGACCATAGCGCTAGACAAGCAGACTACGGGAGTAGACATACCTGGTATAGCTGGCGTCCGCGGAGAGACGCTGGTAAAGCTACTGCTAGAGGCGGACGCGGACATAAAGCGAGGCTATACCTTTGGGCTGGCAGACGAGGACGGTAACGTAGTAGAGTACAGGGTAGTCCTAGTGCATCCTGTAGCCAGAGGACTAGAGCGGGTAGGCTGGGCGGAGATAGTAGACTACTAGGGGACCTATCATGCTACGCGGTAAGGTAACGTACAAAAACGATCCGCCTACGCGGTCTATCGTTACGCTGCGTAAGCTAGACGAGGACATACGAGATACGATCCTAGAGACGCTGCGCCAGCTAGCCGCGGATATGGAAAGCTACGCCAAGCAGCACGCTCCCTGGCGGGACCGCACAGGAGACGCCAGGAAGTACCTAAAGGGCTACTACGGAGCCTACGGGTCTGGGGACGGTAAGCGGTACTACGCGGCGCTTAAGCACGGCGATAACATATACTACGGTATCTACCTAGAGGTACGGTACGGAGGACGCTGGGGCATAGTCTGGCGGGTACACGAGATATACAAGGGCAAGGTAGGAGCCATGCTGCGGGCTAACCTGGCTAGTACCGTAGCCGCAGCCGTAGGCTAGGAGACGAGGTAGACGCATGGCGGCAGACCTGGCAGGCGCTATCTTTACGCTGCTACAGGCAGACGGTACGCTAACCGCTCTGGCTACGGGAGGCGGCTACCAGATAGACAAGCTAGGAGCAGGGTACGCAGACAAGCATCCTATAAACCCAGAGGATACGCCAGCCGCGTACGCTACCTCCGCCAACGTAAGCAGGCTACAGCCATGCTATACCGTAGCTACCCAGAGCCGTACTACGCCAGGTCTAAAGCAGCTACAGGTAGTAGTAGAGATACGATGCTACGAGCGTAGCGGGTACGTCAATACGCGGGCTATGCTAGACCGTATCTACGTCCTGCTAATGGGAGCTAACGGAGAGGGTACGTACCTTACTGCTGGCGGTAAGCAGTACAAGGTAGAGCATTCTACGGACCTTACGAGCCTGTACGATGATAGTATACCTGCGGGACAGGGTAAGAGAGGCGCTAGCGTAGAGGCGGCTACATACGCTGGCCTAGGCGGGACTCCGTAACGGAGCGGGAGGCGGTATGCGGTACGAGGTAGGGTACAGTAGGGAGGAACGCAGCAGCGGGTACGGGACCTTTAGACAAGGGATAGCGGACGCCATACGGGAGAGCGGGACGAGCGTAGAGCATGTAGAGCCGCTGCCTATGATAGACAGAATGCGGCTACGAGAGGGACCCATAACCTACCGCAGTAAGCGCCACAAGTTTAAGCGCTACCTGGACGAGCGGGAGCTAATACCCGCGGAGCGCAGAGCAGATAACGGACCCGTAACCAGGGAGGGAGTCTGTAGGCTTAACCTAGACCTGGCGGAGCGCTGGGTATGGGACGGCGCGGAGCGTAGGGTAGGCTTTACTATGTGGGAGACGGACGAGCTACCCAGTAGCGGGGACTTTGCCTGGCTCCCTATGCTGCGGACAGCGCAGACCGTCATAGTCCCTAACAGTAGTAACGTAGAGCTAATGCGGGAGGCTGGCTGCCAGGACGTACGCAGGGTACCGCTGGCAGTAGATACGGATACGTACCCGTACTACGATAGGACGAGCAGGATACCAGCCATACGAGCGGGTACCCGTCCGTTTATCTACCTTATGCTAGGAGAGCTAACGTACCGCAAAGCCTTTGACCTGGCGCTATCTGCGTTCGGGCAGCTATGGGCTAACGATCCTACAGCCTGGCTCGTACTAAAGACACGCGGCCAGAGTCCGTTTATGGATAGGCGGACGCCAGACCATAGACACAGCTACGCAGGCGCTCCGTACGCATGGTACGTAGACAGGGAGGCAGCGCCTAACGTCCTCGTACTCCGCGGGTCCTGGCGGAGGGAGAGCATACAGAGGCTATACGAGGCTGCGGACTGCTTCTTATGGCCTAGCCGCGGAGAGGGATACGGGCTACCTCCGCGGGAGGCAGCGGCTACGGGTCTGCCCGTTATCAGTACTACGCATACAGGACTAGAGGACGCTAAGCGCTGGGCGCTACCCATAGACAGCAGTACTGGCGGTAGAGCTTTCTTTAAGATATGGGGATACTGCGGGAGGTATCAGGAGCCAGACGAGCAGCAGCTAGTAGAGGCTATGCGCTGGGTCTACGATCATTACGGGCAGGCTCTAGCGTTTGGCAGGAGCGCCAGGGAGTACCTAAAGCAGAGGACCTGGCAGGACGTAGCAGACGAGACACTAGCTATAACCAGGGAGGTTAGACAGCATGCCGCATAAAGCTAGGTACGAGGCAGGTAGAGCCTGGCGGATAGGTACCGCAGAGGGTCTAACGCAGGAGTACGTACTAGTACCAGGACAGGTAGTAGAGATAGCGGACGAGGACCTAGGACCTATCAGTAAGGCGCTGGGACCAGGACGGAAGCTAGCGCAGCTAAAGCAGACGCAGGCTGCGGCTACTACGCCAGAGACGAGAGCAGCGGAGGGAGGGAGCCAGGGACGAGAGCGGAGACAGAAGCAGCAGCGGGACGGGGACAAGGCTAAGGACTAGCCGCTATGGGTAGGCGGGAGGACCTGCGCCGCAAGGGTATACGGGAGTACGAGGCTGTAGAGATACGGCCAGACAGCGGTACCCTGCTAGGTAAGGTCCTCCGCGTACCAGGAGCGCTCCTAGACGAGCAGCAGCTAGAGCGCCTACGATCCTCCGCGGAGGACGTACCGCAGGACTGGCGGGAGCTACTAGACGCCTACGAGGCTCTGCGCCAGACGCAGGTAGAGATAGGTAGCCCGCAATGTAAGCGGCTGCTATACCGCTACGAGCCTACGCTAAAGCAGCGGGGACTACTCGTACTACACTACGTAGACCCAGCAGCCGCGGAGATAGTAGAGACGCGGGTAATACTAGAGCCAGAGACAGGTAGCAGGGACCTTAGCCGTAGCGGTATACGGCTAGATAATGGTATACTCAGCCAGGCGGTAGCGGACTTTAGCCGTAGTAAGGAACGGCAGTAGCGGTACGCGGACCTGCGAGACAGGCTAGCTAACCAGGATACAACTAACCAGGGAGGTTACTAGCATGGCGGTAGATACGATCTACGCAGTAGGTCTGCGGGACGTACAGGTATATCCGATAACGGACCTATCTACTCCTACGTACGGTAGCGGAGTAGATATGCCCGCGGCTGCTACAATGGAGGTAAGCGGGACCTTTAGCGAGGTTATCGCAGAGGGAGACGACGTAATAGTAACGCAGCACGCGCTACCCAACGGCGCGGAGTGGACGCTAGAGGCGTCTACGGGTCTGTCTCTCCCTGTACTAGAGGTACTGCTAGGCGGGACGGCTAGCGATAGCGGCAGCACGCCTAACGAGGTAAGCTACTGGGACTTTACCGGGGATAACGAGGTACCCTGGTTTGGCTTTATAGGCAAGGCTATAGACTCTGAGACAGGCGGGGATACTCACTGTCAAGTCTTTAAGGCAAAGGTTACGAGCGGTCCTGGCGGAGCCTTTGCGTACAATAGCTTTAAGCCTATAAATTGGAGCGGACGAGCGCTGGGCGGACCCTACACAGGTAGCCCTATCTTTAGGGTCCTTAATCACGAGACGGCTACGGACATACCCGCTAGCTGGCCAGACGCAGACCCGTATACTAGCTCGTAGGCCAGAGCGGTACAGCAGCATATAGCAGACCTGCCAGACAGGGACCTACAGGGAGCAGCCGTAGTCTGGCTGCTCCCTGCTCGTACTAGACGCATAGGAGCGTAACAGAATGGCCAGAAAGCGGACGCCTAGAAAGCGCCAGCCAGCCAAGCAGAAGCAGGACGCGGAGCAGGAGCTAACGCTACTACAGAAGCGGGAGCGGTTTACCGCTAACGCAGATACGCTGCTAGCCCAAACGGGACCCAGCGTAGTAGTCTGCTGGCTCCCGCGGGCTGCTACTAACCTGCTGCTACGGAGGGTAGACCTGCTGGGTATGGCGACAGACGGAGAGCTACCCGCTCCGCTGGCAGAGCGTATAGCCAGCATGATACGAGCGGGAGGACCGCAGGAGACGCACCTAGAGCACGAGGTACTAGCGGAGAGCGTACAGGCTATGCGGAGCATAGCGGTAAACTGTGCGGTACAGGCTCCGCCAGACTTCTACACAGACGAGGACCTAGAGACGGACGATATAGACGGGGATAGCTGCGCTGCTCTGTTTGCTATGCCAGGAGAGGACCTGGCGGAGGGACAGGTAGACGTATCCGTACTAGCTCTAGACGACCTTAAGGAGGTAGCCCGCGTAGCGATACTGTACGGTCCCGCTGCGCTGTCTGTGTTTCGTAGAGAGTAGACCGCGGCTGTACTCTCTGTACGTAGACGCCAGGGACTTAGGCGTACGTCCCTCGTCCCTGCTGGGTATAGACTACCCTTGGGTAGAGCTAGACCTAGACCGCGCCTGTATGCGCTACGGCAAGTACGTAGAGGCGGAGGTAGAGAAAGCCAGGCAGGAAGTACGAGAGGCAGCCAGAGGTAACAAGCGAGGCGTAGACCCAGAGAAAGTACGAGCAGCCGCAGAGCTACGCTTTAACGAGCTAGTACTAGGGATACGGCGCAGGACCCTTACGGTCTGGTCCCTCCGCCATAACTGCCCACTAGAGATAACGGAGCAGCTAGAGGGAGAGCAGGGACAGGAGCGCTGGGTACGTATCGCAGAGCAGCTAAAGCCAGGAGAGGGACGAGGACCAGGCATACCCACTAACGCAGGCTAGGAGCAGCCCAGAGCAGGCGCTACGATCCGCACAGGCGGAGAGGATAGGACGGTAGCCCTATGGCAGACAGGACGGCAGGGAGCGCCAGGGAGCGCCAGGGAGCATCCCAGCCTATGCGCTGGCATAGGCCAGAGCGCTACGAGGTAGGGAGTCCTCCGCGGGTCCTGGCGGAGTACGTAGACGCCTGGCGTAGACAGGACTGGTACGGACTGGTAACGCTAACGCAGACTAGCTGGCGGACGCAGCAGCCAGACCCGTACGGTCTGCTTATAGCTACGTACCAGGAGCTACAGCCTGTAGGCTTTCTGATAACGGGACGAGGACAGATACGGGAGGACGTAGTACCGCCTCCGCTAGACTTTATTACGTTCGCAGACGTTACCTGCCGTATCTGGTACAGGATCGTAACAGAGGTAGACGGAGAGCAGTACGAGGGAGAGGTAGTACGGGCAGAGCATGTAGCCCGTCTCGTCTACGAGGGAGCAGACGGACTCCCGCGGAGGTACCAGGACCCGTACGGGTCCTATGGCGTCAACCCTAAGAGTCTGCTAGACCAGGACCGCAGCGCAGCGGATATGCGGTACCAAACGAGCATACGAGTAGGATAGCCTCTACAGTCTAACCGCCTAGCGTACGTACCGTACCAGCGGGAGAGGAAACGGTACAGCGTATGGGCATAGACGTTAAAGGGACAGTAGAGTACGGCGCAGACCTAAAGGGTCTAGACGCAGCCGTACAAGGGCTAGAGGCTGTAGCCAAGGAAAGCGCAGAGCTAGCAGATACCCTGCGAGCCGTTAACGGCCAGTCAGACCGTACGGGTAAGGGTCTAAAGGACGTAGGGGACAAGGCTAAGCAGGGACAGCGGAGCCTAGAAAGTACCGCGGACTCCGCACGTAAGCTAGGACAAGCCTTTACGGAGGTACAGCGGGTAGCCAAGGCTACTGTAGGTAGGGCGCTGTCTGAGTTTGGGCGGTTCGAGTCTGCTATGGGACAGGTAGCTACCCTGTCTACAGACATAGCGGCAGACTTTGATAATGCCCAGCAGCAGACCCTAGCTCTATCTAGGGCTATGGGCATAGACGCTACGGACGCTGCTAACGCTTTCTACCAGAGCGTATCTGCCAGCGTTAAGGGAGCCTCTGACGCAGCAGGAGCGCTGGGACTCCTAGAGGTAGCGAGCCAGGCGAGCGTAGGCGGAGCGGTAGACCTTACCGTAGCGGTAGACGGTATTACTACTGGGCTTAACGCTTGGGGCATGCATGCTAACGAGGCTACCCGCGTATCCGATATTATGTTTACGTCGGTAGCCAAGGGTAAGACTACCTTTAACGAGCTATCCGCTAATATGTTTATGGCGGGTCCTATAGCCGCCAGTATGGGAGTTAGCCTAGAGGAAGTAGCAGCAGGAGCCGCTACGCTAACTAAGTCTGGCGTACCTACCTCTGTGGCTATGACGCAGCTAAAGGCTGCTATGGTCGCTATGTCAAAGCCAGGACCAGAGCTAGCCGCAATCCTACAGCAGATAGCAGACGAAAACGATAACGTAACGGAAGCTACGGGACAGAGCGTACTAGCTGCTATGTCTATGCAGGAAGCGCTAGCGCTCATACGAGATAAGGCAGACGAGAGCGGACAATCTCTGGCTAAGGTATTTGGCAGGGTAGAGGGAGCGCAGGCAGCCCTTACGCTATCAGGAGACAACCTAGCTGCGGCGCAGGCAGACCTAGAGGCTATGGAGAATAGCGCAGGCGCTAGCGCAGCAGCATACGAGGTAATGGCTGCTACTTTCGAGCATCAGAGCGATATGCTTAAGTCTAGCGTACAGTCTGCGTTTATAGAGATAGGACGGACGCTAGGTAGCGTACTAGTACCGTTTATGCAACAACTCACAGACCTGATAAACCGCGGACTAGAGGCATGGACTAACCTAGACGAGGGTACCCGCAGGTTTATAGTCACGTTTGGCGGACTGGTCGCTATCATCGGTCCCGTAGTAATGGGTCTACAGTCTATGCTATCTACGGCGCAGGCTGCGGCTAGCGGTCTGGGTCTACTAGAGACGGCGCAGAAAGCGCTAAGCGCCAGCATGCTTACTAATCCCGTTACCGCGGTTATCCTAGGCATAGCGGCTGCGGCTGCGGTCCTGATAACCGCAGTACAGGGACTTAACGCAGAGGTAAAGGACCAGCAGCAGGCGCTAGCTGGGACGAGCGCAGACCTAGACGCCTACGCTGCTGCCATAGAGACGGCAGACGAGCAGGCTACGGGACTAGGCGGTATCCTAGGCAGCATGCGGGACGCGGTACGGGACGCTGGCTGGCGGGAGAGTACCGCGGACATACGAGAGGCTGCGGACGCCTGGCTACAGTACGGAGTAGGCGTAGACTCCGCGGTACTCAAGGCTAAGGACTACAAGCAGGCTAAGCTAGAGCTAGACCAGCAGCTAGTAGCTGGGACCATTACCGTAGAGCAGTATAAGCAGGCGCTACTAGCAGAGGCGGACGCGGTTAGCCAGGTCCTAGGCAAGGGACGGGTACTAACCACAGAGCAGCGCAAGCAGGCGCAGGCTTTCGCAGAGAGCCAGCAGGCTATAGCTCTGCGTAGCGGGGAGATAGGGCAGGCGCTCGTAACGGACGAGCAGTATAACCGCACGCTAGCTAACATGGCGGAGCTAGTAGCGCAGGGTAAGGTAAGCGAGGAAGCAGCAGCCAACGCTATAGCCCGCTACACAGAGGTACGTACGGGACAGATAGAGACGGAGCGGGAGGCAGCCGCAGCCGCGGCAGAGTCTACGGGAGCGCTCTACAGGTACTCTGCTGGCTTTGCGGACCTGAGTAAGGCAGGTAGTCAATGGGTAGACGATAGCGAGGCTATGGCGGAGGCTATGGCTAAGCTAGACGAGCAGCTAGCAGGCGGTCTACAAGAGGGAGTACAGGGACTCTGGGACGCTCGTAAGGATCTATCTAAGAATCTGGCGGAGGCTGCGGCGCAGGACGCGGCAGCGCAGCAGGCAGCCAGAGACGAGGTAGCCGCAGGCGCAGCAGAGCATAACGCTAAGCTACTACAGCTAGAGGAACGCCTAGGGAAAGCCAAGACGGACGCCAGCAGGATAGGCGCAGAGCAGGCTATAGCTAAAGAGCAGGAGCGCTGGGCTGCGGTAAATAGCCTGGCGGAGAATGGTACGGGAGAGCATACCGCTAAGGTACGAGCAGCCTACGCGGAGCAGGTACAGATAACTAAGGACGCCATAGCCCAGACCATAGTAGACTACATAAACGGGCAGGTACTACTAGGCCAAACGTCAGAGGAAACGGCTAAGGCTATCTACAGTAACCTCCGCTCTGCGTTCCCTGACGTAGAGGTATTTAGCCCAGTACAGGACGTATACGTAGACCTGCTGGGTACGGTACGAGAGGCAGCCGCGGGTAACGAGGAAGCTATAGACAGCCTAGCCCAAAAGGTACAGGACGTACCAGACGCTCTAGAGGACCAGTACCAGAGAGCAGAGGCTACGCTAGATAGCTGGCAGGCGGAGTACGAGGCTACAGGAGAGGCGGCAGAGGACGGCGCTACGCGGATCGTAGCTGCGGGAGATACCGCGGCTGCTGGCGTAGCTGCCTCTACGGACGCAGCGCTAAGCAGCTACCAGGAGCAGGGAGCGGGACTAGAGGACCTGGCGGATACCTCCGCGGATACTGCCAGCAGTATAGAGACAGACGCAGACCGCGTAGTAGCTGCTGCGGACGAGCAGGCGGAGCAGACCGTAGCTGCCATAGAGAACGAGAGGACCGGACACTACAGCCTAGAGGATACCGTACTATCTACTGGCTCTACCGTACGCGGAGAGTATAAGCGTATGGGAGCGCATGCGGAGACTATGGCGGACGATACGGTAGCCGCTACGGGAGACGCGGAGTCTGGCGTAGAGGGTCTGGCGGATACGGTAGAGGGTAGCGGTAAGCGGATAGAGACGGGCTACGATAACGCAGCCTCCGCGGTTAACCGCGGGCTGTCTGGCATTACTACGGATATGTCTAACGCAGAGGTAGCCTTTATGACAGGCTCCGCAGCGGTAGACTCCTACACAGACTCCGTAGCGGACGCTGGCGTAGAGCTAGAGGACAGCCTAGAGGCTGGCGGAGAGGCAGCGGAGGACAGCGGCAGTACTACGGTAGACGCTCTAGAGGATACGCAGGAGCAGGCAGAGGATACCGCGGACAGCATAGGGGACCTGGCAGAGGTAATAGACGAGCTACCTACAGAGATAGAGATACCGCTAACGCTGCTGGGCATAGAGCAGGCAACGGAGGACGCGGTACAGCTACTAGAGTACCTGCTAGCGTTCCCTGCTCGTATGCAAGTAGTAATATCTACTATGCATATGGCGGAGGACGAGGCTACGGACGAGTCCCCTAGTCTTAATCTCCTACACTGGATAGAGGATACCGTAGCCTACGCTGGCTCTAATCCTGTAGTAGTAACTACCTCGTACAGTCCGCAGAGTCCGTTACTGGCAGAGGGTAGCAGCGGTAACCGTCTGGCATGGCTGGATGCATACGAGGACGCAGTAAACGAGACAGCTAACCAGCCCATAGAGATAAGGGCTAAGTTTACGGACGATAGCGAGGCAGCGCTACAGAGCGGAGCAGACCAGAGTAAGCTACTCCTACAGGAGCAGCTAGAGGGTCTAATAGCTGTACTGGCTGGGCTACAGGGAGCAGAGATAGACCCAGACCCGCGGGGACGCTGGGGCTGGATAGGCGACCATATAGCCGCGGCGGTAGCTCACCTAAAGGACCTAGAGGGTATAGACCCTCAGCGCATGCAACAGATACAGGACGCTCTAGACGTAGGGGACCTAGAGCAGGCATACGACCTAGTAAAGGACAGCGTAAAGGACCTGGCAGCGCAGGAAGATAGACGCTACAAGCAGCGCATAGCGGAGCTAAAGCTACTGGCAGAGAAACACGCCAAGCAGGGTAGCGAGCTAGAGGACATAGAGCAGGCGATAGAGATAGAGAAGCAGAGACACGAGCAGGCAAAGGCGCACCTAGACCAGTACGCGGACCAGCTAGAGGACCTGTACGATAACTGGGAGTACTACGAGGAAGCGCTAGCAGAGCTACGTAAGCGCCTGCTAGAGGAAGCAGAGGCGCACTACGATAGGCTAGAGGACGAGGAACGCAGCCGCCATGATGAGGTTATGCGCCTGATAGACGAGGAAGCAGACCGCAGGCGGCAGGCATACGAGGACGATATAGCAGCCATAGACGCCAGAGCGGAGGCGGCTAAGGCTGCTCACGAGGACCGCATAGACCAGATAGAGACAGAGCGCAGAGCCATACAGGACGAGCAGTACGAGGCAGATAAGGTCCTGCGTAAAATGGGACGGGACCTAAAGCAGCTAGAGCTAGACCTAGACCTAGACAGCCTAAAGGACTACGGTAAGGACATTAAGGACGCTATGGCGGACCTACCGCGGGAGGGTACGCGGGACGCCAGGCTAAAGACTAAGACAACGGACGAGCAGCTAGAGGTACTACAGAGAGCGCAGAGCGAGGGACGCCTAGGGGACCTAGACCAGGACCTACAGGACATAGCAGATAAGGTCCTATCTGGTAAGCGGGTATCTGGTAACGAGATGCGAGCGCTGCTAGAGGCTCTGGGAGAGGACGTACAGGACGAGCTAGAGAGTAAGCAGGCTCTACTAGACGCAGAAAAGGAAGCGTACGAGAGAGCTAAGCTACGTCACGCGGAGGACAAGGAAGCAAGGCAGGACGAGCTACGGGACCTGGCAGAGGCTAAGCGCATAGCGGGAGAGGACCATACGGAGCGTATGGCTGGCATAGCCGCAGAGAAACAAGCCAGGGAGGACGCCTACGATACGGAGCAGGAGCGCATAGACGCTCTGCGGGAGGCGGAGGAACGGAGACACGAGGACCGCCTAGCGCAGATAGCACAAGAGGCAGCCATACAAAAGGCGCTTATAGAGGGTAAGACAGAGGACGAGATACGGCAGGAGATAGACGAGGCTATGCGTACCGCGGAGCGCATACGGCGCGAGGCGGAGGACATACTACGCCAGCTAGCGGAGGAACGGGCAGCAGAGGAAGAACGGCGCAGACGAGCAGAGCAGGTACAGCCAGGAGTAGACCCGATACTACCGCCTGGCGTCCCTGGTCTGCCCGGTCCTGGTCTGCCTGGTCCCGTTCCTGGTCCTCTACCAGTAGAGGTAGAGGGAGGCGCTGGCGGAGGACTGGCAGGCGAGATAGCCGCGGGTATGTCAGAGGCTCTAGGGACAGAGGGTAAGATACTCCCGCCAGGAGCCAGCCTAGACAGCAGCCTAGCGGCTACGGCTGGCGTAGTAGCTCCCGTTACTAATGAGGTAGCTAATAACTTCTATGCGCCCATTATCGTAGGGGACCTAGACGAGCTAGAGGACCTGCTACGAGAGACGCTAGACGCTTTCGGATCGTAGGAGCGTAGGCTATGGCGATAACGCTAGACAGAGTAGAGGACCTAGACGGTAATACGGTACATGACTTTACCTCTCCCTGGTCCGCCATAATCCGCGGAGGTAGCATACGCGGTAATACGGCTATGCGCTCTACGCCTACGATACAGCAAAGCGGAGGACGAGGACCCGCGTACGGAGGACGCAGCCTGGCGGAGCGCAAGGTAGTAGTAGAGTACTGGGTACCCGTAGACGCTAGCCACGAGAGCAGGCTACAGGACCTAGAGGGAGACTACAGCCATTACCAGGAGCAGCTATACCTAATCGTAGACGAGGACGGGACAGAGATACGGGCACGCTGTACCCTAGACAAGATAGCGCCTAGCGATAAGCAGAGCTTTAACCGTAGGGGACACTTCCTAGGGCTAATAACGGTACTAGATAGCGTATGGGAGTCTACCGCTCTGCGTACCGCGGACTCTGATACGTTCGATAGCGGAGACAGTACCCTAAGCGTAACCAATAACGGTAACGTACAGAGCGAGTCTGCGGAGTATACGCTAACGGCTACGGCGCAGAAAGCAGCCGCAGACGGACAGCGCTGGGCGCTCTACATTACTCCTGTCTGGCGCAACCCTTGGGCTATGGTAGGCTGGCCTACGGACATTACGGACGGAGGCATAAACCATAGTACGCTAATCTCTGGCAGCGGGAGCCAGGCAGACGGGGACGATATAGAGGTATACGAGAACGGGCGGAGAGTTAGCCGCTGGCTAGACGGTCCCAACACTACGAGCCTAGAGGTATGGATAAACGCTAACCTACAGCCTGCTAGGTACTGGACGCACAGAGGGAGCGGGACCATAGCCAGCGGAGCTACGAGCCTAGAGGTAGAGGAAAGCCTAGACAACCTACCTGCGCTCCCGTTCTACGCGGTCCTAGACGGCAGTACGCAGGAGGCGGTACTAGTAACGGCTGCGGACAAGGCTACGAGGACGCTAACCATAGCCCGCAGTAAGAGAGGTACTACCGCTCCTGCTACGCATGCTGCGGGTACGCTGCTCTACTGGGTATCTACTACCTACGAGATACTAGGCGGAGGTACCAGCCTCCCAGCGCCAGACTACATAGAGGACAGCAGAGAGCCTATGCTAGATATACCGTCCTCGTCTAACAGTAGCCACGTCTGGGCGGACTACCAGGAGACGGGAGACGCAGACGACACACAGCGCAGGCTACCGCGGTCTGCGTCCTGGCGTACGTTTGACTGGCTAGACCGCGGAGACGACGGGCTACAGTTTAGCGGGACGGTACCGCGTACGGAGGACTGGCTAAGCGATACAGACCCAGCGGACGCTATGGTAATAGAGTACAGAGCTAACGGAGCCTTTACCGGGCATCCTCTACAGAGCGGCTGGGAGCTACGCACGCCAGTAGGCATAGCCTCTGTAGCCTTTGGCTACGAGATAACGCTACAGGCTCCTACTACCTACCCGTACTCTGGGAGCCACAGGAGAGAGGGACAGCTACACGTACGGAGCGTAGACAGGGACGGTAACGTAACCATAGAGGGTAGCTACGAGGATAACACAGGCAGCGGAGCCAGCGGGACGGATACTATAACGCTGGCCTACGCTGGCTACGGCGCACAGTTCCTATACGTACCCTGGCAGAGAGCGGACAGAGGCGGTACTAATCCGCAGGAGCCAGACGACGGGGACGGCATAAAGGTAGCCAGCGTAACGCTAACCTACGATACGGACACGCTAGCAGACTGGCTCGTAGTAACCGCTGGTAACGAGATAACCATATACCAGTATGGTAGGCCAGACGCTCCCGCTACTCTGACTAATGCGCTAGACCAGCAGGAGCAGCTAGAGCTACGCGGTATCTGGACTCCGCTAAATACAGACCTTACCGTAGACGTACTTAACGGGAGGATCGTAAGGGAGGCGGACGGTCTGGGTATGTCTCACCTACGAGGCGGTACGTACCCTAGCATACCGCCAGGGACTACGGACCTTACTTGGGCGGAGACTGGCGTAGGCAGCATAGACGTAAGCAGCAGCCATAGGCATACGTATAACTAAGGGCAGAGACTATGGCTAGGAGCAGGCTAGTACTCTACGATAATGGCGGGACCCTCGTAGACGAGATATACGTACGAGGACCGCTAGAGCTATCCTACCAGCATGGCAGACCGCACAGGCTACAGGTCCCGCTAGCCCGCGGGTCTGACATAGTAGACCTGCGGAGGCTATACCCTAACGGAGAGGCTGCGTACATAGAGTACGCGGACGAGGGAGCCTACGGGCTACCTACCTGGCTGGGACAGGTAGAGGGACTAGACCAGGGTAGCGAGTCTGGCGGCAGGCAGCTAGTAGCTAATGGTCCGCAGCAATGGCTAGGAGACGAGCTAGTAGCCAGCCTGCCTGCTGGCCTACCCGTAGAGCAGAGCGGCGCTGCGGTCCTGATAGAGGCGATACAGCAGCTACAGACGAGCGTAGACCTGCGGATAGAGGCGCTACAGACGGAGCATGTAGGAGAGGCGCTAGAGGACCGCGTAGTAGGCGGTACGGTCTGGTCCCTGATAGACAAGCTAGAGCAGGAGCGGGACGAGGAAGTATACCTTAATGCCGTAGCGGGAGCCTGCCAGCTACGGCTACGGGTACTGCCTGCTCTGGGCAGCAGGGACCGTACGGACATAGAGCTAAACGATAAGGTTAACTGCCGCTGGACTGGCTCTATTACGCTGGCGGGTACCGTCTCAGAGCTAGCAGGGATAGGACGCGGGTACGATACGGCTAACCTCGTCCGCGGCTACGCTGCCAGAGCCGTACGCGGTAAGGTCCTAGGGCTACGATCCGCTCTAGCTGCGGAGATAGCAGGCAGGACCATAAACGTACGGGAGGTAACGAGCGGCAGGACCATAAACGCTACCAGCCCTACGGCTGCGGCTAACCGCGCCAGGACCATAGCTACGCTACGGCGCTCTCTCCCTCCGCAGTACAGAGCGCAGGTTACGATAACGGACGATAGCCTATGGTCAGAGCTACAGACGCGGGACCTGGTTAGTACCCGCTGGTACGAGGACGATACGGGAGTATACACAGAGGGAGTAGCCAAGATACGGACGCTACAGTACAGCATAGGCGATAGCCTAAAATGTGTAGGGTCTGTAGACCTTTGGGAGACGGTAGTAACGCTCTAGGACGGGGACGCTATGGGTAATAGCCTCGTAGACGAGAGGACCGGACCAGCAGCCGTAGATACGCTGGGTCCTTTGCATCCTGTAAACCGCATACGGGAGCTAGAGGCGCAGGTACGAGCGCTACACAGGGAGCTAGCCTACGAGCTACGAGTAATGCGGGGAGTCTACCTTAACCAGCCGCCAGACGGAGAGCAGGCGGAGGACGCGGTAGACTTTAGCCATAAGGGACGCATGCGCTTTACCTCAGAGGACGCAAGCGTAGACATTACTAAGGGTACCCTAGAGGACCCGCATACCGTAGACCTTAGCGTAGAGACTGGCTGTACCATAGCCTACAGCCAGGTAGACGGAGATACTGGCTCCTGTACCGCGGTAGACTGCGATAGCGTTATAAGCATCGTAGGCGGGACCTGTATAGACACAGCCGTAACCTGCTCTAGTGG